ACCAGTAGAATCAATCAATGATTCATGAGTATCGCTCAGATATGCATCTTTGGGATAACGAAGATCATCCAAGAATAAGTTATAAGGATCGTGTGTGTCTGTTTTCATGTTTATTGTTTGATTCGTTTGATGATTTCGTCGGTACCAGTAATAATCTCGGTAACATCTTCATTATTCATTACAAGGAGACGAGGAACTCCCTTGATCTGATGCTTTCGGAAGAAATCTGTAGTTTGATCAGCATCCATGTAGGTTACTTTATCATTAAGACCTTCTGCGATAAGTCTAGATTTAAGGACGCGGCAAGGGCCGCACCACGATGCTGTTGCTAGTATTAGTGTTTGTGTCATTATAGTAATTCTGCTGAGACTCTTTTGTAAAATTCTAATTTACTGATTAATGTTTCTGGCGTAATGCCTTCGGAATCATAACAATCATTATCAGATATGTCAAGACTTAAATTAAGTTCTTTTAACCATTCTGAGGCGGTCTTCTTTCGGAAAATAGTATCCCAATTTGACCTTCCATCAGAAGATAGAATTCGTGATTGAATTGAATCTCCAGTAATATCATTCTTCGCTGCCATAAACGTGTTCTCTTAGATAATCGAGATATGATTCGGATCGTCCGCCGGAGTTGTAAACATAATCAAAGATGAATGATACAAGGGTCGGATCTTCTTCTTCCTCTAATTCAAGTTGTTCTATTAGATGATCAAATTTTCGTTCTGACTCAACACTGTTCTGAGTCTCGATGATGCGAAGATTCTCAATTAGATTCTTTTGTTCTTCAGTTAGCTTCTTCATAGTATGTGTCATATAACTTACGGTATTCGTCAATCAAAGACGTAATTTCAGTATTGTCATTCGCAAGTTTATATATCGTGTCAATTAACTTTTGATCTGCAGAAGGAAATTCACGTCTCAGAGAAATGCACTGTTGTCTGAACTGCTTTCGATTTTCTTCGTATCGAATAGCGGCTTCATTCATTTCCTCATCGGTGAATTTAACTGGAGGCCGATACTCAATCAACTCAATATCTCCATGCAATTTACCCTTAACAAATATGGCTTTATATTCAATCCAACCACTTTGAAATCGTGAAGGAGAACCAAAATCAGATTCATATTCTGGATGCTTATATGATTCATAGAATGAAATATCACCAGTAAATGGGCAATCAACGAGAGTTTGAGAAACAACTTCAGTATGACCTTTTAGAATAGGATCACCATCTGGATCTGATACCCATTCAAGTTCTTGGTCACGACGATATAATTCTCCTTCAGAATTGATTATATACAGAACCATTCCCTGTGATTCAGTATCTTTAGTTTGGAAATAAATTTCATCTATTGAGCCCCAAGACTTAATAAGTCCGTCAGGGATAGATGGTAAAGGCATTTCGCATCTGATATAATCAAACATCCCCATCTTCGTATACCTCGTTAAATTTTGATTCCCGTGTTACCAATACCATTCCATGATTATCAACACCGGGTTTAATATCAAGTCCAGGTTTGCGTATCAGCTTATTCTTTTTGAATTTACTGTAGTCAACGTGATGCTGCCATCGATTCCACTTCCATGTGATAGAAGCGATGTCGGGATGTTGCTCAACTAGGGATTGCGCCATTAGTAGACGGCCATCGCCTTGATAAAGAACATCTGTATTACCACCACCCATTCGCATTGTTGCCATCTTGCCAGCAAGGAAAATGTTAAACAGAATTGTGCAATCACCGTCTCTCAGCACTCGGATCGACAAATCGGTGTCTTCATTATATCTCCCGCGCCAGCGATGTTTGCAGGTATTTTCGATTAGAATGCAAGAGTAAACACGAGCATTCAGATAATACGGTGGAGCCTTAGCATCACTAGGACAGAAGAAATCATAATTGAATCCAGCGATTGGAACATTCTCATATCGATCAACGAACATCTCGGCAACTCTAAAGATAGTTCCAGAGTCAACACGAAGTTTTCGATTGTTATTCAATCGTTCAAAGTATCGGATGTTATCATCGAGAATCCAATGGCGTTTTGCCCCAATAGAAATCGAATGATCCCAACACCAATTTCGAGCTGGAATGGAACCTTGACCTAGATTACTGAACGGCAATACAAGGATCTTTTTAGGATCGATTACTGCTGCATAAGCATCATATTCTTGTGGTTCAATTACGATGTGATAAGGGATGTTGCGCAACTCAAGAGCCTTACTGGTATATCTTGAGTCAGCACGACCCTTTGAAATAACATATATTGGATACTCAGGATTCATCGGTATAGAATGTATTGATACGAACATCTCTCACAAGTTGAGGATGCCAGATAGCTTTGGTTTTTGGTGTAATGTTTTGTCCTAGCAACTTTGCGAAATCTTGGACTTCTTCTTCAGTATTAAACCGAACATTGATCATGCGGTAAGCTTCTTTTGCTTTTTGTTTAAACTCTGGCATTCCAACCCATTCTTCTTCCCAAGCTTCATCTGGTCCAAGCTTGCCGTCACTGCCTTCATAAAATCCTTCTAAGTTCATTTCTTTTCTTTTGTTGGTTTGAGTGTGTATCGATCTTTTGATTGATTTAGAGCAAGCGCATAGTTCAGGTGAATAACACGCTCCCTTGTGCTCTGAAGTTCTTTGCCTCTGAATATATATGTTTGTGTTTTTTCCATGTTATTGAAAGTTTGTTAATAAGACATAGCCCCAAATTGGAATCTGTGCGCCAATAATTATTGCAAGGATAGTTTTCATATGTTTCGGTTACGGGAACATACTACCATATTTTGAGGCTATGTCCAGAACTTTCTTCAACTATTTTTAGATAGTGCCACTGACATACTTATCAAACTCCTTTGCTCTTTCGATGATCTTCTCCGTAGTTGGATACAATTCATCGATAAACGAAGGATCAATAGTGACCTGTTTGTCAATAGCTGCTTGTCTAGTCAGTTCCAACTTTTCATGGAACTGTGATTGCATGTCACCATGAGCAATGCTCAGGATGTCAAGTCGAATTTCATATGCGTTTTTGTTACTCATTTTAGTGTATGTGTTTGATGAGCCATTATTGAATCATCTATTTTACTTATACGATGATTTAAACGCATACTGAATAGCCCTGCTTGCTTCAACTTCCAATGGTCTGTTTTTATACCAACCACCAGTATCGTTGTCTATGCTGTGACAAAGCTCAGAGATTTCTTTCGCTGTAATCGGATAGCCTTTTCTGATTGCTGATGAAGCAATACTCAACATGATTGCATACATTTTTGAATACCACCCAGTCTCGGAAATCGATTGATATTCGGCAACTAGGTTGCGATTAATGAATGGACAATCACTGTATGAATTCCATGAGAAACCACGATTGGTCAGCTTCTCTCTTTGCATTGAAAGAAACTTCTGTTGGAATGCTGATGGAAGTTTATCAAGTAAGGTGTTACCAGAAGTTGATTCAGCAAAGGTGTGCTTCTTCATCAGCTCATCAGGATCTAAAAATGGGGCATCTTTATGAGAGAAGATGAATTGATATGAATCTGGATATTTGGCTGGAACATAATACATCCGAGAGAGATCCTTTGTTTGTGGATCACCCAGAGAATTGAACTGTTTATTCAGCGCATACCAGAAGTGCTTAATCTTATCTGCTGGAATAGTCTTTGTAAGCGGAAAGATGATTCTGAATTTAGGATGCTCTTCAGTCGAAGAAGCCGAAGAATAGCAAATGAATCGATTAGATCTAAATGTATTGACTGCTTCTTCAAACAATCCTTCATAATCATCAACATCAAGAGCGCACCAACCACCCCATTCAATTACATTGACATTGCGACGAAGATCGGCATCTTTAAAGATTGCAGGTGAAATTAGTGGAGAACCTTCTTTCATTTCGCCTCTCTTTGGCTTATAACCCTCTTGAGTGCTTAACGAATAAAACAATTCTTCCATCTTATCCCATGAATCAAACTCCATGCGACGATATGTCTTGTTGTCAAAAATTGATTTGAAAATAGTGAGTGAGTATTTCATATTAACAGAAAAAGTCTTCTAGTGATGCGCGAGGTTCGACACTCCAGTTGATCGCATCTAAGATCAGGTTGAGAGGATCAATGAATGTCTTCTGGAACTGTTTATCATAGTCTATGTACTTATGTAAACCTAATTATTTTGGAAGTTCACCAGAGAACGAAATCACATTCTCGTTTATCGAGTTTGGAACCTTCAGATAGCAGAACCAGATGCGATCACCAGATTGGATTTTATGGATCTGCTTATCAAGTCCTGCATCTTTTAGCGCACGATTAAATACAAGCGATCCTCTAACGTGAATAGGAGTTCCCTTAGAGTATATAGTTGATTTGCTTGTCCACTTTTTAAGATTTGAAACACTTCTAGGAAATGAGATCTTCTCTGGTGATAGCGTGTTGAAGTAGATTCTGAAGTCATTGATTGCTTTCTGAGTTTAAATCTCATCTCCAGTCATGATGACTTTGAATAGATTCTTGAATGCATCTCGACAAACAGCAGGCGTTGAACTTTTGATTGCTTCAATACCAACCATCTTGATCTTAGGTTCTGCATATTGAACACCCTCGTTGTTATGAACATTGAGAATATACCGCTTCTTGGCTGTCCAGATAGCACGATCTGCAATAGCTTCCCGCTTCATTACCATCGTGTTCTTATACGCATTGGTAATCTTAGCAAGTTCAGCGAATGACTTTGCAAGTAAAGGTTCGACAGCTTTCGATCCGAATTCATCTAGGAATGCGACTGGATTTACTGGATTGAACTTCTTAATAATATCTTCAACAGAGACATAAAGTGAGTCTGTATCGATTGCAATGATTCGATCCTTTACTGTATCTTCTTTAATGAAATTTGAAATCCAATCGTTCAGATGTTTTTCGCCCCAACGAATAACAAACTGTCCAGTATTGGTAATAGCCGAGGCAATATCAATATCGTAATGTCTGAAGTGAAGATTAGCCATCGCGCCATAAAGACTATTCATTAGTGTCTTAATTGCCATCTGCTCCGTCTCAAACTTAGCAATAGACGATTCGATAACACTTCTTTCTTTCGTGTTCTTCTTATCGATTGTTTCAAGTTTTGCTTTCGCATCAAGCATCGACCTTTTGATTACAACTCTCTTGTTATAGTATTCCTCAATGATCGATGGAATAACACCCATCTTATCTCTGCGGAAACAAACTCCATTCGCTGCAGTAGCCAGATTCGGTTCTGGTGAGATATTCTGCTTGTTCTCAAGAATATAATCGGGATCAATGTTATTCACTCGCATGTGTTTAACGATTGTCTCTGGACTCATATTGTACTGGATAATCAGAGATGGATACAGCGAGTTGATGTCGAATGACATAATCCAATCATACATACCAGGATCTGGATCCTTGACATAGCCGCCTGGATATTCTTCTTTGCTGTGATGTTTCCCTTGAGGTACCGCGATATGATCTTTGGCTAATCGTCGGAAGATAATGCAATCCCAAATCGATGTAGTCCCTAGCGTGTCTCCGTAGTTTACACCACCAAGATATGCCATGCTCAATACAAGATCGATTAGAGCAATCTCATTTTCCATTCTTTCGATTAGAGCAGTATCTTGAATGTTGTAATCGATGAACTTCTGGAAGTCATTCTCATAAAGCTTTGCGAGTGTTCCGTGTTCGCCATAGTCAACTTTACGTTCACCCAGAACCACGTTGGCGATATGATCGAGTTTATATGACTCTTGCTTTCCATACTTGTATGTCCCGAACTTCTGAAACAACTCCAGATAATCCAGAGACTGGATTCCCATGATGTCGTAATATGTCGATTCTCTTCCTTGAATCGTAACATTTCGTTGTTCGATAGAACCCCATGGTGAAAGCTGCTTTGTCTTATCTGCTCCCAATACTCTGGACAATCGATTAACGATATATGGAATATCAAACATTCGAGTGTTCCATCCAGTAATAATATCTGGAGTATTTGCAAGGTCACTCCACCAGATGATGAAGTCATTTAACATCTCGGTCTCCGTCTCAAATTCACGATAATCTACATAGATTCCTTCTGGTGATCTACTTGTATCATATTCCTTTAGTCCCCAGACACGATAGACTGTATCCTTACTGGATTTAAGTGCGATAGTCAGAATGCGATTATTCGCACTACTAGGCTCAGCCCAACCATCTGATGTGTATTCAGTCTCAATATCGATTGAACAAATATCGATCAATCGTTTATCGTATTTGATTTCATCTGGAAACTCTGCCTGAATAAAAGCTGGAATATGTCTATCATTACCATAGATCTTAAAAGAGTCAACTTCTTCATAAGTCTTCATAAATTGGCGACAATCTCCCATTGATTCAAATCGCATAGGTTCAACTGGAATTCCATCCAGTGATTTCCACTTCGTTTCCTTAGTCTTGGATTCAAGATACATCACGGGACGAAACTTGAATTTTTCATAAACCTTGCGGCCGTGTTCGTCATACCCGCGATAAAGCAGGTTGTTCATTTTTCTGTCAATGCATGTGTAAAAGCCGCTGTTTAGCATAGATGTAATTTAGCACAAAAAACCGCATCTGTCAAGTGATAAATGCGGTTTTTGTTTTTTGTTTGTAGTGAATGATCGGTTAGATCATATCACATGGTGGTTTGAAATATTCCAAAAAGGTCAAGAGTGATCGAGATGAGATAATCTCAAAGAATGTCTTGGCTTCTGGATGATTAATTTTGTTATACTCGAAATCAATCTTGCTTTCGATTGGTCGGTAATGAAGTGTTCTAGTTTTTGGAACAATCAGAAGTTGTCCAGTAGTAACCATGTCTTTCTTATCTGGATTACCTGTACGAATAGGATTCATAAAGGTATCTTTATTAGGTTGGTCCGACATGGCCTTTAACAAATCTCTTGGTTCCCTAACATTAGTAATATTAGTAACCACAACTTTATATCTCTCTTCTGAACTCTTTCTTGCTTTCTTACCTTCAGCAGTATCTGAGTTAGGTTGATAACCAAGATTTGGAAGATCAATTCCATGATTAGTTCTTACACAGTGACCATCTTTCTTTTTGATTTCTTTAATATGATAGAAGTATTCACGAGGATTTTCCTTCGTTGATTTGCTCTTCTTTACATTAAATCCACCTTCCAGAAGGAAGCACTGCTCTTGGTTGAAAATGAATGTTGCTCCAGCAAGTTCGGCTTTAATCAAATGATCGATGGCTTCCTTAATGGTTTTGAATTTAAGAGCCTCACGGATGTCACGGCCGTCTGGAGAGAAGTATCCTTGACGATCACGGTGAGAACCTTTAACCATCTTAGCGCCTTCTTTTTCATCATTCTTTACGCTGAATGCTGCTGATAGAATACTAATGCCATACTCATTAATACCTTCAGTCCATCTACTCAATTTGTCATCGATATACAATCTTTGGGTCTCATATCGATTTGACTGAGTAATTCCAATAGTGGTTTCGTAATTGCGGTCACGATTTTTCGCCCCGATCCAACCAAACTTAGGTAAATATTTAACTACTATGCAACACATATGAGTATATTTATAATAATGTGAAATTCACGATTTGTATAAATAGAATTGCTGACCACGATACTCCAATATCCGTCAGCTCTACAATAACCTATTAAGCCAATATGCAGCAAAATTATTTATATCGTCCATATAAAGATGGTCACGTAGTTGAAAGTGGTCGTCCAATCTTTTATATTATTCAGAATTTAATTACTTTAAAGTATTATGCTGGATATAAGAGTAATAAAAAGCCATTCATGTTAAATGGTGGTTATATTACATCTTCTAAAATAGTAAAAGATATAATACGAAATGAAGGTATTTCAGCTTTTCGTATTATGAAAATCAGATACTTCGCAACAGGTAAAGAAGCCCAGTGTTATGAGGAAAGATTCTTGAAAAAAGTTGATGCAAGAGATAATGATAGATTCTATAATTTATGCAATGGTGGTAAATTTACGAATTTAGGACGAAAGCACTCAAGGGAGACTTTGAACAAATTAGCCTTAGTGTTGAAGCATTCTAATACTAATGGAAGAAATTGGTGGAATAACGGAGAGAGCGAAATGATTCAATTTAATAGTCCTGGACCAGAATGGATTAGTGGAAGATTAAAAACAAATATAGATTCTTCGCTATACCCAAATTGGGGAATGAGTGGAAAAACACATAGCGAAGAAACCAAAAATAAGATGATAGCTTCATCAAAAAGTGGTATACCTAGAGATGAAAAAACTAAAGAAAAAATTAGATTGGCTATGATAGGTATTAGATGGTGGACAAATGGAAATAAAATTACGCAATCTAAAGAATGTCCAGGTCCAGAATGGATATTAGGTAGAACACTCAAAAAACACTAAACTTCATTTTGTGCCAAGAACAACTTTATATGAGATTTCCTTATCGGCATTATCTGGAACAATGAACCATTTCATTAGCTGCTTTTCAGTAATCTTAGGTTTATCGTATGTATATTTGACCGCTTCTCCCAACATTATAGTTGCTTTGACTAGATGTTTGCTTTTCATCAGCGATGTTGTAAAATCGATTGGACGATTATTAACAACGGCTAGGCATTTTGCATTTTCAACGAAATACACAAATAGATAGTCTTTAGCAAATATCTCTTTAGGAGTCATTGTCTATTACCCTTAACTTTGCCGATCTGATATTTAACACGTAAATCCCAAGTAGGCTTTTCTTTATGCGAAATAATCTTGATCGATTTCAAAGAGCAGGTATCCTTTACATCGCTTAGATTAGGTATTGTTAATAATCCCCAATCAGCCAATAGGGTAGTAATGGTATTCCTACGGCACATATCGTCATATGTAAATGTAGATGGCTTACCGTCAAGAAGGAACAACTCCTTGAAGTGAACGATTTTATATCTACCTTGCTTATGAAGAATGTGGCAACTCTGATATAGAGTATTTGCTTCACGTTGTGATGCAACGCCAATCCGAGATAATGTCTCCTTGACCTTAAGGAAGTCATCAGGCTCATTCAATACCACTTCAAGCATAGAAGCTGGTGTCCAATCAATAATATCTTCTTTGTTCATAATATGTTAATGAAGTTATTTATATTATTTACCAGATCCGCCCTTATTAGATTTAGCACGAATAGCTTCCAGATCATCTGAACTAAGAAGATCAATTATCTCTCTGGCTTTATCAGATGAATAATTGTAATAGCTCATAACAACCTTAATGTCTGAACTATCATCTTCTTTCTTTGCCCACTTACTGAATCGCTTACGAGGTCGAATGATATTCCGATAGAAATCATACTGCATCTTTGCTGGTAGAGTATGATTGATATTCATCTCATTCGCATAGTGGATTGTATCCGAGAAGTATGAAAGACCACGATTGATCATGAATGCCACATACTGCTTATCTAACGAATCTGGATTGGCACCATCATCGTCATTATTAGCATAACAATCTTTCAGTAGGTTTGGTGATTTCTTGGCATCGTTAATGTTGTTCAAGAAATCGAACGGAGATAATTTAGCACTCATTTGAAATTAACTGCACTCATTAGTTCCGTCATACAAGCAACCAGATTAAGTTCCTTATCAGCTACGAATGCAGACTTGTATGAATAATCAGCAAGAATCAACACGGCTGATGGAATAGTATCTGGAGTAGCAATATCGGATAGTGAATCATAGATCTTTCGGAACATTACAGTTCCATCCAAAGATGTATTATTCGCAACCCAACCTCGCATAGATTTGAAGTCTTTAGTCTTTAGATAACCAACGATTTCTTTCATGCTATCGTCTGACATACCAATCAGAGCAGTTGTTGTCAATTCACCACCAGCGCTGTGACGTTGACATTCATTAATAACACGTCTCCAATCTGGAGCATACTGGATAATAAGTTCAGCAATGACTTGTTCCTTATATGTAACATTCTCATTCTTGAGGATGAACTGGAGTCTCTTCATGAACTGACCTGCCAGTTGTGCAAGTTGCTTCTTCGTTGTATTAAACTCAATTACCGCACAACGTGAATGCAGCGGTTCGATCAGCTTGTTCTTGAAGTTGCAAGTGAGTATGAATCGGCAGTTATTACTGAATTCCTCAATGAAACCACGAAGAGCTGGTTGAGTGCTAGATGCATTTAGGTAGTCGGCTTCGTCAAGAATAACAACACGATAACCACCAGTTAGTGAAACACTAGAAGCAAACTGTTTGATCTTACTACGAAGAACA